CTATGCTTTTGGCAATATCAACATCTAATCCCTGTAGATGTTCTGCATCACCGCTGTAAAAGGGAGGGGAATCTTGCTTAGTCATTGCTACAACTAAAACATTTCGTTTTTTAATTGCAGCGATATCTGGCGGAAGAGGCACGGCAGATGTAGACAGTTGGGCCATAGCCACTGTGTTTGTAAGCAATAATGTCAAAAGTAATAGTATTTTTTTCATAGTATAGTATTTATACTATAAAAAAATTCTACTATCGCTGTATAATATTAATTGGGAACCAACACATTTCGATAACAATTACATGTAGAATCTAACATGGTTTGCCAATGATATCCGTACGGAACATCTGGGGTTGTATACACTATCGGGGGTGGAGTAACAATAATCGGAGCAGGAGCATAGTAAGGTCGTGATAAGACAGATCCAATAATAGTACCACCTACAATTGCAGCACCGATACCACAGCCATAGCATCCGCCATGTCCATAATAACGATTAACGACTACTGGACCATGATACGTATGTCCACTGTGATATTGAGCCAATGATGAGGTGGCAGTAAATGCTAAAATCAATGATAAAATAAATTTTTTCTTTGCCATAATAGACCTCTTAGATGAACTGTATATTGATTGTATTTAGTTTAGTATGAAAAATCAAGATATTTGATTATTTACCAAAATTTTTCATAGCAGACTTGGCATTAGCTGCTACTATTTGTTCGGCTTGATTTACTGGCATTGTTTGATCACCTGGATCATTATTGCCCTTAAATTTAATTACATTTGATCCTGGCTCGTATGGTAACAATAAATTACTCAAAGGAGGATTATCGATCAAATTACTGATTTCTTCCTCGTTTCCGCTAATATTGATACCTATCTTTTTCGCTGCATTAGCAAATGCAGCTAAAGATATTTGTTTAGTTGAATCGGTATCGTTAGCTCTGCCAGCCAATAGATTTACCAATGCCATTAATTTGGCAGTATCTACTGGCTCAGAATTTTCTACTTCAAATATTAACATTAGCGTTTAGTACGGCCTAGACCAGCACCATTCATTTCAGGTTCTTCGGGAGGTAATTCTTCCATTCCTGCATCGGTATCTAAATCAGGTTCATCGCCTGGTAATGGTAATTCATCCATTGATTCTTCACCTGGCTCTTCACCTGGCATTACAGGAGAAGCCTGCCCAGTCACTACACCTAATGCTTGATCCATTTGTTGTTTAGCAGTTTGAATGCTTTGAACCAATGCGCTAATTGCTGCTACCGCATCTGTATTGAATTGCATTGCACGATCAACACCGTATTGGTTTTTCATTTCACTGACTAACCCTGGTAAATCTTTGAATTGCATCTTTGTAGTTTCTTCTAACATGGTTTGGATTTCATCAACCATAGCTTGTGCGGCAAGAACAACTTGCGCTTGTTGTACTTCAGATTCGCGTAACAAACGATACAATTGACGACGCATTGATTTACTTTCTGTTTGCAATGCTGCTTGTGCAACCATTTGTTGATCCATTGGATTCAATGTTTGTCCTTGCGTAGCCTTTTGCATTGCGGCTTTGAGTTTAGGATCGCTAATGCTGTTGACTTGTGCTTGCTGTTGTTGTTTTTTAGCAGCATCGCCAGCGGCTACCGTAGGATTAACTGGAGGCATACCTGTAGTGGATTGTTGTTGATTATTAGTAGCCCCAGCAGTTGAACCTACAGCTACAGTAGGAGTTTCATTAACTTTAGCTTTTAGTACACGCTCCATCATCATCAATTTTAGATAAGTTGGATTCTGCTCACTATGATGAAAATCAGGTGTAGCACGATGTTCATTTACTAATTTGGATACTTTGTTTAACATCATGCGTGCTTGACGCGGAGAAATCACATCGACATTGATGGTATCACCAAAGTAACTTTCGAATACTTTAGCGGCTTGTTTTGATGGCGTAGTTGATGCCAGTTCGAACAGTTTCATTATTAAATCCTTTTTGTTGATAGTATTTAGCGTAATTGATACATTTATTTAATTGTTGTTCCATTTGCTTTTTATGGATAATTTTATTTTCTAATTTGATTTCCACAGTTTCTTGGAAATCTAGATTTTTGCTTTGATCTGCAATATTAGCTCTTGCATTTATATCATTGCTTAGTGATGTTAATTTATTATCTAAATTTAATATATCACGAGCTAAGTTATATTGATAAAATTTAATGGCAATGCACCAACTTAATGCTGATTTTGTACTGCTAAAAACACCTTTTTCTGTATCTGAACAGTATACTCGACACAGATTTTTTTCTTTTTTGATAATGAAACGACCAAAAACTTCATATTCTCCATTCTCATTTTGAAAAATAAGATTGGATGTCATTTCCGGAAATTCCTTACGGAATAATTTGTCAAATAAAATTTCGTTCATTATTTTACAACGTAGTGCTCTATAAAAAATCCTATAATCAATGCCATAACTCCGATGATTGAAACTCCCCATGTAATTAAACGATCAGTATTTTTTTCATTTAATTTTGACAGACTAGTTTTAACTTCTGCAATCTCTGAGCATAAATGACTGATTTTATCATCTAAGGTAACTAATTTGGTATCTACGGCATTATAACGTTCAGCGCATAACTCAACATGCGCTTCTAGGCTCTTTTTTTCAATATCAGTAGTTTCGATCATAGCGATTCCTTTACACTATTTAGTCTAAAGTTCCAAACCATATGTTTTGATCAATACCTTCGACTATCAAAAAAGGCAATAAAGTTTTTACATTTTCTAATCCTATTAACATTGGTACACCAATACAATCAGACAAAAGCATTTCAGTGGGATTATTTTCAGGTCCAAATACGTAAGGAGTATCTACTTCAAAGTCAAAACTCCATGTAATATTGGACTTAACTGGATTACTCATTTTAGCTATTTGAGTTCGCAATCCTATCAACTGAGTCAATGTTTCCCAATTACGCTGCTGATTTCTCGCATGATTCCAGGATTTTTCATCTTCTATCATTTTTCCTGACAAGTCTTTGAATGGAACCCGTGCTGATTTATAATGCCCAGTGACACCTGTTGCAGTAATATCGAATAGTGTTTTGCAGGAAAATCTCATTCTGATTTCTTAGATAATTCATATAATATCTCAGCTTGCTTACAAAGCTCATCTAATGCAGTATTAGTACGTCTAGCATTAAAAACATTAAGCCAACGTTCATATTCAGCTGTTTCTTTCTCTCTAAGCTCATCTCGAGAAAACATTTCGCGTTGGTTATGCCCAGGTTTACGTGCGTACACTGTGCGTCCGCCGTCTGGGCTTTCAAAAATTGTTAATTCTGTTATTTTGCTGACCATCATTATGTGTGTATTTAACTAATTATTATATGATGTCAACAAAAAACCCGCCGAAGCGGGTTAGTGTCTTAAAGTTGCCTTTAAAATTAGCTAGCTGATGTAGCTGTTGAAGCTAAACGGAAACCAACATTGGTAACAGTAGCAGCAGCTACGTTACAATATGTATTAGCTGTTGAGTTATAAATGTTACCTAAACCCTGGATAGCTGCTTGTAATGTTGAAGCTGTATAAGCTGCTGTTGGGTAAATTGCAACGCTGAAGTCAACAGTGTTATTTGTGTTGTCAACTTGATACATTGCTACTGTAGCTGTTTGTTGAATTGTTTGAAGAATCAACTGAACTGCACCGTTAACACCAGCTTGATTAAAAGCTGAGTTACCTAAACCAATACCGAAAAAGTCCAGTTTTGGACCTGCCATTTGTACTGGTGTACCAGCTGGGCTATATGTTGTGTTAGCTGATAATTGTGGGCCATTGAGTGTATCAATAGCGAATACTGGTTGCGAACCGCCGTTTACTAATGGAATCTGTGCCATTTTTTAAATCTCCTAAGTTTATGGACTCAAAGGTCCTACTTGTATTTAGTTAAATGATAAAAAAGTGCAGTTTTGGTTTAAATTTGTAGGTTATTTTTTTTGATTGTTACGTGTAAATTTGAATCTGTTGACAAGTTTACATAATCCACCAGGTGTAGCAATTACCCAACCCTCTTGACCGGGGTTTTGTCTATCTAATTGTTGCAATAAATCTAGCTTAATATCATGTAATAATACAAATGCAGTAAATGCCGCACTCATGCCTTCTGCATTAGATCGTGGACTTTGTAAATATTCTACAATATTTTTATATTTTCTTCGACTGGTATTATTCATTAGCCAATTTCCAAATTTTGGTATCAATGTATCTATGTCGAATCCAACTTCAGATTCGTCATTAATTAAACTGTTAATATAGTCTATACATAATTTTGGTAAATCACTAATTTGTAATTGTCTAAGTTCTGCTGGATTAAACAAGGTATCAAGTGAATCCCCGTATGCAGTTAGTATACTTCTCAATTCTTTAATTAATTTAGCATCTTTAGGTTTGACGTTTTCAACTGGACGTATAGGTTTGATTAGTAGCAACCCAGGAACAGTAAGTAATTTTACATCAAAAATTGGCTCTTTATTGCTGTCATGATCTTTATAATAAGTATGCACAGCGATGCCTACTTGACTATTGGCAATTTCCTCACCTAATTTGGTATTAACTGGAATGTTATATTCTATGGTATTTGGTTTAAAAACCATAGCACCTGATTCTTCTTCTGGGGTATTAGTATACAATAAGTCGCCTTGAATGTATCCTTTAAAATTTGCAGGAACCGCTTGTTCCAACATGGGCCATAATATGTCGTATATAGGACCAAGTTGTTCAACACGATGTGCAATACCAGGTGCATTACTATCTCGATGGGTTAAATGTTCTCTAATACGTACTAGACTAGTGAACAATCCGTCATAATCTTTAGCTTTAAATCCACTGACATCAGTTAATATAAACTCACCAT